TACCAATGTTATTAGTACCCGTGGTAATTCCGCTGCCTACGCTGTCACCAATGGCGATGTTACCGGACCCGACAAAAGACCCGTCGCTCAAAGTATTGTTGCCCAAAGCAACGTTATCCGTACCCGTAGGATAGTTACCATCCAGCTTGATTGTGCCGCCGTCGAAGCTAAGATTACCCGTACCTGTGATGCCGTTGTCTTTCAGCAAAACACCATCAATAGTGACACCACCAGCAGCGGTGATTTCGTTAATCGTATCGACGTTGAGACCGCCAGTCGCAGTGGTCACACCAGTGACGTCAAGAGTGCCCGCAACAAGCGTGTCGCCCGTAGCAGACGCAACGGTAAACTTGTCGGTATTTACGTCGAAGTCACCATCGACACCTAGCGCACCAGTAACATCAATACCGCCAGAAAGCGTTACCGTACCGCCAATCGTCGCATTACCCGCCAAGAACAAGTTACGTGGGCGAGTGGCACCAGACGCACCAATATCGTAGGTATTGTCAGTAAAGATCAAGTTAGACGTAACAGTCGCGTTAACTGTAAGGCCATCCGCAGCGGCGTCACCAATCGTAGTATCGCCAGAGATCGTCAGGTCAGTTGCAGAGATAGAACCCGTCAGCGTTGGAGACGAGATAGTCGGTGCAGTCAACGTCTTGTTGGTAAGGGTTTCCGTACCATCCAGCGTTGCCAGCGTGCCCGTAGTAGGCAGCGTTACGTTAGTCGCGCCAGTTGTAGTCAGGGTAAGCGCGTATGCGCCTGAAGTCGTGAACGCTCCAGCAGTAGTAACTGCACCGCCAAAACTTAGGGTGTAGTCGTTAAAGCTAAGCGAATTGAAGTTCGTCGTACACTGCTCGACGTTCGTACCGTCACAGAACACAAACATGGTCTGCCCATCGGGGATAGCCACACCAGTGCCAGCAGCAGTTTGGATAGTAACTTGTTGTCCTGAGTCATTCTTACAAACATAAAGTTTAGAGGCGCTAGGGCAGACAACGGTAGCCGCTCCGGTAAGTGCCGCGCCAGTATCCGTAAACTCCAGCATCGCGCAACGGGATTCGGCAGTCGTACCGTCCGCAGTCGTCAGCGTATGCGAGTTAGTTGTCCATGTATTGATGACGGCACGCCCAGCGACAGCCTCCTCAACCATCGAGGTGATGTTGTCGTTTACTACATCGCCCCACGTACCACTAAGCTCCCCTTGGACAGGAAGGGCGAGTTTTAGTATCGAAGTGTATTGTGTCGTCATCTTTTAATCCTCACGCGGCTATATCTTGCCAATTCGGAGTCTGTCCTGTTAAAACATTACCCCAAGTTGGTGTCTGTGCGCTAGTAATATTTTGCCAGTTGGGATTTTGATCGTCATCTATGTCACCCCAAATAAAGACCGTACCTACCGCGCCTGTTGCATTTACACCTGTGACCAACACATCTGCGTCGGCTTTTGTTGTTACATCACCTAACTGCGGCGTACCAGTCACGCCTGTAACGGAGAAAGTTACTCCAAACGCTACAAACACCGTTCCTACAGCACCTGTGGCTGCTAGACCAGATGTTGGGACGTTGGCGTCCGCTGTTGTGGTGACAGTGCCAATGGCACCTGTGGCGCTTACCCCAGTCGGGTAGATGTTGGCTTCGGCAACTATACTTACCGTGCCTAATCCGCCTGTAGCTGCAAGCCCAGACGGTTGAACGTTCGCATCGGCTGTGACCGTCACATCTCCAAGAGAGGTGGTCGCCGCGTTTCCAGTTACCGATACATTTGCATCGGCGGTGACAGATACAATACCTAACCCTGCGGTCGCTTCAAGACCTGTCGGGTAGACATTTGCGTCTGCCGTTACGGTTACTGAACCAAGAGCAGAAGTGCCCGCGACCCCTGTAACCGCTACATTTGCGTCAGCAACTACATCGACAGTACCAACTGCTCCTGTAGCCGCGACACCTGTTGGGAAGATATTAGCTTCCGCAACAACAGTGACTGATCCTACGCTTGCTGTAGCCTGTAGCCCAGTAGGTTGGACCGTCGCTGCACCGCTAACAGATACAGTACCAACTGCACCTGTAGCTGATGGCATCTGTACATCAGTACCCCACGCGGTGTCACCCCAGCCTCCTGCGGCCCACCCTCTATAGGTAACGAGTACATCAGCCATAATTCATCACGCAATCCTGATAATAGCGTTTGACGCATCCGCAGTCGGGAACTGAATAGTAAAATCACCCGCCGTAGACGTTTTATCCGCGCCAAAATCAAGAACCGCAACCGCTGGGTTAGAACCACCAGACTGATAAATTAACGCTCCACGCGCCGTAATTGTCGCCGTGGACCACGTAGTATCAGAGAAATCTAGGTACGCAGTGGTACCAGACGTCGTGGGAGCAACAACAGTTAACGTGTTACCACCTGCTGTATAACCCGTCCCGGTTACTTCGTTCGTTGTACTATACGCAGTTGTAGACGCGTCCAGCGTAGCTGAAGACGTGAACAATGCGATCTTAAAAGTTTGTGACGTGTCTGAGCTAAAGTCCATCTCACCATCGAGAAGGGCTTTTTTGAAAGACGTGCACATTGCTTGAGTAATTGCCATTTCTAGCCTCCTATTCTACTTCCATTCTGAACTGCCCAGAACGGTAAGTGTCTTCTCGTAGTTTACCGTCACCAAGCATTTTGAGCAGTTTCAGTGACTGTACATACATGCGTTCATACATCTGAACCATGTCAGGTTCGCCCTTCATAAACCTCAGTGCTTCCAGTAGCGCACCGTTAAGTAGAGCAGAATCAAACTCGTCCCCAAGCCATGTAGTGTTAGCAGTAACGATGGATTCAGGATAATATCCGTAATGTAATTCCATTGTGTAGTTACTGTCTGGGGTAGGTCCGAGGATGATTGAGTCGTCGTCAAAGTAAGCATAATGTTTTGGCAAACCCGTAGCCGTGGGCGTGGGGTAAGCCTCCCTGATAAAGTTAACGTCCTTGTTTAGCAGGAAGTGATACTCTCCATCACCATCTACAACCGCAAGGCTGTAGGTATAAAGAAAGTCGGTGGGAGCGCCCAGATACTTATTACCTGAACTCAAAGTACCCGTAACATTACGCCGCAGCGCGGGAATCTGAACAGTATTATAGATTTTCTGCTCAGCCTGTTGGGTGAACATAGCGAGCTGATCTGCGGTGAACGAGTTCTCCGTAATATCTTCGATGTTAGTTGTCAGCTCGGTGTAATTCATGACTTACCCCATAGGCCCGCGAGCATATAGCCCTTTGGTTGCAGCACCAGTACCACGAACTTTGATACCGCCGCCCTTCTTCATTTTCATCTTCTGCATCTTTTTCTTAGCAGGCTTTTGAGTTTTCTTACGCATAGTATCACTCCTATGTAATTTGTACCGTAACTTGTCCTATAAATCCAGTCCCTACAACGGGCTTAACTGGCTCTATAAGCGCACGGCTAGAGGCGTATTGGTTAGAATCGGGTCGCGGATCGCGCAATGCTTGCGGATCGTGTACTGGGAACTCGCCCAATTTAAGCTGCGGATGGTCTGGATTCCAACATTCAGGGCAAGCCTTAATGTTCGTATCTCGCCCCTTACGTACCAAATTCCGCATTTCACGGAGCCTGTACGTAAATCCACATACATCGCATACCCCTAACGCTTTTTGGCTCGATGCAAATTGAGTAGCCATATCAGACCCTCATTGCACGAGGCACGAAACGTGCCGGGGTTTTCTCCCTGTCCTCGCCAGCAGCCAACTGGAACTGCTCCTCGTAGACCTGCTTTAAGAGAGGAACGCGTTCCACAAGTTCTGGTACTTTAAGGGCGATATTGTACGCCAACCCAGAAACGAGGCAGGGGAGAAACCTAAAGTTCATATCTGCTGTTTGTACACCGCTTCCCGCGTCCTGAATACGGCGCATACGCCAATAGCGGAACACATACTGATCGGAGTCAGGAACAGGCCAAACATTTATTTTAGGATTGTCACGCAGACGTTCGATCCAGACCTGTATTGGCCTACCACGTGATAACTTGTTAGGAATTGATGCGTAAGTGCTCACACTAATACGACTTATGGTAAGATCGGATTGCGTGCTCTGATTCCCGTCTCCAGTACGAATAACCTGCTCTAACAAATCAATCGTATCGGCGGGAAGATCGTACTCAGAAGTACCCGTGGTTAGGCTGATTGAACCTTCGTCAATCGTCCACAAATTGATACCACGGTTCTGCCACTCAATGGTCAGCAGATTCATAGAACGACGTGCGGTACGTAGGTCGTAGCCTGACCGCATTTCACGACCAGCACGCTCCCACGCTTCTTCAGCGATTTCCGTGAAGTCCATATCAAATGCGGTTGTACCCGATGTCGTCATTTTTTCCACCCACTACGAGCTTTTTTCTTAGCTTTCGCAGATAACTCACCGTAATGGTAGAGTTTCTTTGAAGTGTTAGACATTACTTTACCTGTCATGAGCTTTCCGTCAGGGTGCTTGTGCATCCCGCCTTTATGCTCTCTGCCGTCAGCAAAGTAATGTTTAACGCCTTTAGCCATTAAAATACTCGTCTACTTGTTTCATCAAGTCGGCTTTCGTCTTACGACGGTCCAACTCCACACCGTACTCGCGCATAAACGCTTCAAGTTCAGTTTTAGTCATACCCGAATAGTCAGGTACAGCTTTTTTCTTCGAGGCCGCAGGCTTTTTCTTGCCACCCATAGACTCTAGCTTTGCCTCTGCCTGTGCTTTGGTCATCAGGTCAAAGACTTTTACTTCGTATGTACCATCAGCATTCTTTGTGCCAATTTGGTACACTGGTTCACCTGTAGAGAACCTGCCGTTCTGGAAGATTTCCATCACTTCTTCCCCCTTTTCCGCTTAGCGGGAGACACTCTGCGAGGCTTGCCAGCAGGTTGTCCTAACCGCTTTTTCTGTGCGATTTTGCTCTTCTTCTCGGAAGAACTCATCTCGCCACTGGTTTTGGGGGTCTTACTTGATACACGTTTTGTAGGTCTACAATACGGTGTGCCGCGCTTCTCCCCTTTCGTTCGTCCGCAAGCCTTGCCAGTACGCACATCTTTCCAGTCCTCTTTGAACCAGCGTTTCAGTGCAGCACCTTTTGCAGTCTTACGAACAGCCATTACTTACTTCCTTTGTTGCCCCAGTTCTTAGCGCCCTTCTTTCGGCAAGACGCAATCGCTCCAGAAGCATAGGCGGACGGGAAGACTTTGTAGCGTGATTTCACCTTGTGATAACACGCATCCTTCACCGAGCCGCCTTTCTTGTAGCCCTTATTACATTCCGAACAGCCGCAGCCTGAGTTTCGGTAGTATCGGCGCATTAGGAACCTTTCATCGTTACCATTTTGGCAGCGCGAACACCTTGTTTCGCCATACCACAGCCACGAACTTTGCCGCCAGACTTGTATTTCTTAGCCATACCGCCAGACTTCATCATGGGCATTTGAGGCATTCCCGGGCCACCGCGTGGACCTTGACGCTTCTTCTTAGGCTTGCCGGGCAACGGCTTTGGAGGAGCCATTGGCGCGTCTGGCATAGAAGGCATACGACGATTACGACCCTTCATCAAAGACTCGTCTTGCGGTGCTTGGCGCATTTGGGTCATTCCACCCATCTGGTATTTTTTGGTTTTCATGAACTCTTCTCCTACGCTTTTAGGTACTTCAACTTTCTTTGCAAACTTTGGGTTGTTTGCTACTGCGGACATAAAACGTTGTTGTTTTGCAGATTTCGCGGGCATCCTGTCACCTCTTAGTTGAGACCCCATTTGTGTCCGTGAAATCGCCATATCAGCAGTTCCATTTTCGTAAGCTCTTGTTAATACGGCTGTTCGGATCGTTTGCAGTCTTTGCGCTGGTATTGCGCTTCTTCATGCCCTTCATGCGGGCACAAAATGACTTGCGACGTTTTGCCGCTTTAGAGCCTTTTTTGAGTTTGCTGGGTTTTGTAGTCACAGCCGTTTTGAGTTTACTGCCGGGGTTTTCCCGACGGTAACTCGCAACACCTTTGGCGTTCAGCCCACCAGACTCACTTTTGCCTTCCTTGCGTTGCCACGCAGCGGTTTTTACGGAGCCACCTTTTTTGTAGTAAGCTCTCATACCCGCCCCCTAGCTGTAGAACACCGTCATGGCCGTGATGTTGGTCATCGCAGTGATGAACACATCAGTCTCACAACGTATGCCCCAATCGGGGATGTTTACAGAGTGGGAATCAGACGCAAGGAAATCGAGGTCCAAAACAGTCGAACCTCCATCACCATCAGTGATGGTTAGACGCCCTGCTCCTGCCCCTGTCAACACTTGCACCTGACGGATACGCGCTGGGCCTACTGCGAGAGAGGCTGCGGCGGTAACGCGTTTGGCGCGAACGTCTGAATTAGACATGAGCTATCTCCTTAACCTGCGGAGACCGTCAGAACGCCTGAGTTACTCCAAAGCTGCCCTGCGACAGACGGATCAGAAGTCGGAAGATCAGTGAAGATAACAACGCTGTTAGTACCGTCGTGCGTAATCGAGATGTTCTCAGTTACGGTGCCAGTGCCAGCAGCTTTAGTGATGTCCTTAAAGCCATTCTCAGAACGGACTGGACCTTGGAACGTAGTATTAGCCATGTGAATCTCCTGTCTTGGCTAGTGTCAGTTTCACCACGAAACTGTCAGGGATTAACTTCTTATAGCATATAAAGAGAAAGGGGGCAAATAAATTGCCCCCTCCCTATTAAGCACCCGGCGAACCGAAGATGCCCAGTGGGTCAGATACCCCGAACGAATAACGCTCACGGGCTTTATAGCGGCTGTTGCCAGTATCGAAGTCAGCGTCCATAGACGTAGACATCGGAGTACGGACAAAGTGCTTCAAGCCGTTAGGAACGTCGGTCATCAAGAACCATGCGTCGGTATCGGTCAGATAGTGGTTAACAGTGTAACCCTCTGGGATCGAACCGTTGTTACGGATGGCGTTGATGTCGTTGTCAGCCGTACCCACACGTCCTTCAGTGTCGAGCAAACGAGTTGCAACGAACTGTAGGTTCGGTGGAATAACCAGCTTACGAGGCTTAGCTGCGATGAGCAGACCACGCTCGTCAGTCCAACCAGCGATCTGAATAACTGCGGCTTCAAGAGAAGTCTCGTTGAGATCAGCAGCAACAGTAGGACGGTTGGAGTTGGTACCGCCAGAAACAAGCGGGTGGTCGGTGGCACAAAGTACCTTGCCGTCACCGTAGGTTGGGTTGCCAGAACCTGTGAACGCTTGGTTCAAGATTGCAGCAGCTTTAACCTGTTTGGTGTACGCCATAGCACGTGCGAGAGCCTTGGTATAACGAGCAGACAAAGAGTCATACAAGTTATCTTCGATAGCTTCCTCAGTAATAGAGAAACCCATCGCCACGGTCTCGTGCGTATAACGCGCGGTCCATGCTTCTTGAGCATTATCGTACTCAATCGCGGCACCTTCGTTTTTAACAGGTGCTGCTGAGAAGCCCGATAATTTGGTCTCTTCCTCAAATGAGCGGTCTGAGGACTCAGTTTCGTAAATTTCGGCGTGCTCTTCGCCATATTTCGCGTACTCCATTCCGAACAGAGCGTTCAGGCCGGGAAGGAGTTCTTTAAGTAACTGGGCGCGTGAAATAGCCATTGTCTACTCCTCCTTATACGCCAGTCGTGCTGTCATACTGATGGCCTGCGTTCCATTTAACGTAGGCTTCGGTATAACCACCCGAGCTGTTTTTGGTTTCCTCAACCAATCCGATGATACGGAAAGGAAGAGTGTTAGTGGTTGCAGACGTATCTGAAATCGCACAACGGGAGTTACCCGAAGTAGAATCACCAGTATTGTCTACACCCGCGACGTTGGCACCAATGTCGGTCTGTGCAAGATCACCAATGGTTGTACCAGAAGATACAACAGCGGCTTTGAACAGAATGTCAGTACCATCTGCAACGAATGCTTCGATGTCAGATGCGACAGTGCTTGCAGGATACGACTGACGCCATACCTTGTAGCCAAGGTTTGGATCAGTGTACGTGCAACCAAGGAAAACACCGACAGGTGTCATGGCAGCATCAAACGTATCGCGTTCGACAGTGCCTCCGGTAACTAGTTTTACAGCGTCCCCATAGAAGATGGAAGTAGCGTAGCCACTCGCAATTTTGAAGTGACGAGTTACGCCCACGAAAGGAGAGCCGCTCAACAGTTTTACCGGAACTAGGCCGTAAGGCCCGCTTACAGTAGGATAAGCCATTTTAAGCTCCTATTAAGTTCCGTTACCAAATGTAACCTTCGTTTTTCTGTCGTTAAACAGAGGCATACGAGGGTCGTTTTCTCTCATGAGGTTGTTGTCAACGGAGTGCATCTGCGAGCGGGTTTGCTGTTGATAGTAGTCATTACGCTCGGTGACAAGTTCCGCTGGAGCCTTACAAAGCAACAAACCACCAATTACGACGTTATCTTTGAACTTATCGTTCTCGATAGTAACCAACGTAATTTCAGGGTGATCCGTAGCCTTTACGGGTTCCCAACCTTCACGAAGTTTTGAGGAAACGTTCGTGGCGTCAACATTACCTAGTGAACTAACGCGAATCCAACGAAATTCATAACCCGGCTCGGGATTTGGTGCTGGAAGCACTTCGGGACGCTGCCAAGCCTTCTTACGGGTCGTTTTTTCACGGGACTCAAGTTCTCGGTTTATACGATTCTCAGCCATTTTCTTTCCTCATATCTAATGCAACCTGTTTGGCGTACTGTTCTGGAGTTAGACCTAGACGTTTTGCGAGGGTCAGTTGTGTCTGCGTTAACCTAATCTTCTTAGGTGCTGTGCTCCGCGTAGCGGGTGCAACCACATTTGACTTTCTCTTTGGCTTCGGTTCTACCTCCGCGTCATCCTCGAAATTTTCGGGGAATAACTGTCGCATACGAGCGTCAATTCGCTCGTAGTATTCATCACTCGAAGGGGCTACCCCCTCCTCGTTGACAAGTTTATTATGCAGCCCCAGTGCATAACTTGTCATCTCTATGTCCTGATTGAACCAAGGGTTAGCTTCTTGCCAAGCCTGTGCCTTTGCATCAACCTGAACTGGCTCTGGAGCGGGTTCTGATGCCACCTTAACAGGAGTTTCTTCTTCCTGTAAAGCTGGTAACTTGAAATTATTTAGCCTATCAGCCTTAATCTTGGCATTGGTTAGACTTTCTTGCGCTTCGAGGACTTTATCTGAGTCTCCAGCCTCATACGCGTCTTTGTATGCCTTTTTAGCCCCTTCTAGCTCTGATGCCGCGCTTTTCTTAGCTTGTTCAAGCAGAGCCGTCTGGTTCTTATTTACGTTGGCCTTGAGTTTTTTATTCTCTTCAACAAGCTGCTGAGAGAGCCTTTCAAGCTCTTCACGCTCGCGCTGAGCCTGTTCTTTAGCCCTACGCTCATCGTGGTAACCTTTGCTGAAATGCTGGATACGCTTACGAACCTTCTCGGAGTAATCCTCCAGTTCTTCGTCCGTAACGTCTTCAGGGGGATCAGACGGCTTACGGTTGCGATCAGCCTTGGGCGTATCGTCAACCACTTCAATCTCATACTCGTCGTCGTCAGAATCCACTTCGCTTTCAACGACATCCTTAGATTGCTGAGCTTTTGCTTTAGCCTTCTTCCCACCAATATCTACCTCTTCTGCACTCGACGGTTCGATCTCGATGTCGACTGCTTTCTCGTCTTTAGTTTCGTCAGGAAACTCAAATTCTACTTTTTGAAACGGCATGTTTTGCCTCCTATACTGCCATGATGCCACGGGGATCAGGGATAACGGCCTCCACGGAGTCATCGTTCATCAGACGAAACTCCTTACCATTTACCTTGAAGCGGGTTCCCGTATTCATACGGAACATTACGTAGTCGCCTTCTTTACACCACGGACCTTCGGGGAAGCGTTCTTTGTCAGTATACGCGTCCGCGCCCATGTCCAAAACGACGCCCATGATTGACGTGATGTACTCACGGTGCATGGCTTCAGTGGTTTTGAGTAGCGTACTACCTTGGTAATATTCTTCTACATCAGGCAGAGCAATTAGGAGGCGGTAGCCAACGGGCTTGGGTAGCTGTGCTTCCCACTCCTCTGGCGTCAAATCCTTACGAGCAGCTTCAAAGCGCTCTTGTTGTGCCTCAATTTTCTCTTGCAGTGCATCAGGCAGTTCTAGTGCTTGAGTTTTAGTCATCATCGTCATCCATAAAATTACGCGAGAGGTCTTCTACGAATTGTTTGCTGACCTCAAGACCCCGAAGAAGACCAACAACTTCCCTATAATTAGCGTAGTCTTTAGCAGACCCACTATTTAGGAAAACTTGTGCAGACGAGATTTGCTCGTCGATACGTTCATTGAGCACGTCAAAGACGGTTTTTGCCATTATTTACCCCTGTTACGGTTATCCATCATTCTGGCAATCTCTAAATCTAGCTTGTTGTTGTCCTTGCGACGGTCTGCCGCCACACGAACACCCTCTTTCTGGGCGTCAAGCTGAAGTTCTTGCCTATCAAGTTTGAGCTTTTCGGCATCCAATACAGCGTCAATCTGGTCCTTCTGGGCCTTGCGTTGCAGTTCAGCTTGCTTGATTTGTGTCTCTTGCTGGTCTTTAGCTGCTTTACGCTGCACTTCTTGTGCCTTGATCTGTAGCTCTGCTTGTTTCTGTTGGAACACAGGGTCTTGCTGCTGTTGCTGAGCCTGCTTCTGCGCTGCTTCTTGCTGATGACTTTGCATAAGCTGTGCGCCTGCCTCTGCAACGAGACGTGACAAATCCACTTCGATTTGCTCTGGTAGCTCCTCGCCGGGCGGTGGGAGCGGTGCTCCTAGCTTCTCCTCGATCTGCTGACGATACTGGAAGCCAAGGTGTTCTGCGATATGGGCCTGTAGAGACGCCATAATCTGCTGGGCTTGCGGGTTCTGACCAATCATCTGAGCAATCTGCGGGTCCTGCATGAAGGACGTATGCGCTGCAATGTGCGCCTGATGATCTTGGTAGATAAATGCCCGCATAGGCTTGCCAACCAGTGCGTCCATGTTCTCGCTGACTGGATCGGCAGGTTTTGCGTCGTCCCGTGTGGGAACGAGTTTGTCGGCGTTCTTCACGCCCAATACTTCAATCATCTGCCTGTGTAGCTGTGGCAGGTCATAAATTTGTGGTGCTGACTGCGCCATCTGAAGCACAGCTTGGTACTGCACAACCCGTTGTGCCATCGTCGAGGAGTTCGGGTCGCTGACCGGAATAACGTCCACCATCGCATAGTCAAGCTGACGTGCGCTGATCTCACCACGATGTGGCTCGTAGCCATAATCCTCGGGTGCATACTCCGCCATGATCTCCTTGAGCATCTTAAACTCTTGTTTCATGGCGTAATGGACGCGGGCTTGTACCGCAGCCATAGGCTTCAACGTCCGCTCAAGCAAAGCAAGCGTTGTGCCAACAGGCGCATTCGCAGACATGTCTGAGATGTTCATGTCTGAAATAGCGCCTAGCCTACGTCCTTCGTTCGTAATTTGATTCAGTAAGGCAAGAAGGGTTTGGCTAGGTTCTTTGTAGGGAAGCGGCATGATGTTGTCGCGGATAGACCCGCTAGGCACATCAACATCCTTCCACTCGCCGGGTTCAATCGGCGTATCATCGCCCTTGATACGGAGTCCACGGGACTTCAGCCCTCCCGGGAGGTTGGAGAGCGTACCAGCATCAACAAGCTGACGTATCAAGGACGTGCCTGCCCTCGCATATCCACCAATGATATGGATGAGGCCAAGCCCGTAGAAACCAAATCCCGGCACGTACACATAATGCACAAAGTGCTGACGCTTCAGATGTAGGTCGTCTTCTTCGCTCCAGTTACGGCGAATAGCCAACACCTCGCCACTACCGCGTTCGATAGTGACAACGTACGGTTTTGCAATCTCTTCGTCTGAATCGTCGATACCTTCGATAACAAAATCAGCGTGTATTTCGTACAACGCATAGCGGTTGTCATCGGTGAGTGAGAACCCACCCTCTTCCGCTTTACGTTCTTCAATATCTGAGTGGTATGGTTGTGGTTCGCCTAGCTCGACGTCACGGTAAAACCCCGCTGCCTGTAGCTTGCGCAACTCATTCTTGGTCTTGCGCATGACGTGTGTCACACGCTCTGCGGTCTCAATGTGGCTCGCACCGTAAGGCACAATCACATCTTCCGCTGGAATATAGATAGCTACCTGACGACCCACGTTTGGATCGTAGTAGACCTTCTTAAATGCGCTACCAGCCAACCCAAGGCTGTACAGGAGCCGCTCGTGTTCGGAGCGGTACTCGACCATACGCTCGGTCAACTCGTAGTTCATGTCCGTTTTAACGCGCTCTGCGGCTTCCATCTTCTCCTTTGTTTCTTGCCCAAGGATTTTGACCTTTACAGGCCCCGCAGCAGGGAACGTTTCAGACATTGTTTCTGCTTGGAAGCGGATAGCAGCTTCCGCGAGCACGGTGGAATAGACCCCACAGGACCCTTCCCACGGCTCCGTACGTTCTTCATACTTGAAGCCCAGCACGTCCAAGCCCTTGACGAACGTATCAGCCCATTCTTTACGTCCGTCAATATCGGCTTCGATGAGACCAACAAGGTCTCCCGATAATTCTTGTAGGTGGCTATCGTCCAGAACCTCGGCAAGGTTCATGTCAAATTCGACAAAGTCACTAATCTCCACGTCAGGGATTATGGTGATCTCCATAGACCCATCAGACAGCGTGACCGCTTCGGGATCGACAATCTCGATCTCTAGCTCTTCGCCGTTCTCCTCCTCAGAGACGCCTTCGGGGGCGGAGTAGATTCCTTTTTCTATAGCCATAACTTAACCTCTCAGTAATACCCGCCGCGTCTTTGCTTAAAGTATCTTTGTTCTTCAGGCTCGTCCGTTGGCAACCTGATGAAGCCCCCTTGCCTGAATCTCATAAGAGCCATCACCGTTGAGTCCACAAGGTCATCATGACTCATAAAAGGGAATCCGGCAATCTCTTCTATCACTTCTTCTGCCCATCTGGTAGGCGGCACCCAAACTAGCTCTGATGCAACAATATCCGATACAGAGTTCAGACGTGCCATCTTGTCACCAGACCCTCGGTGAGGGGTATACTCAGAGACAGGTAGCCCCATACGGCGCATCTCTTGGTAGAGCGCAGTCCCTGCGGACTTCTTCTCCACGATAAACGCATCGGGGTCCCATTCAGAATATTCATCCATCGCAAGCTCTTTGAGTTCTGGGAACTCCATACGCTTTTTGATGCTATTTAGCAAAATAATATTGTACGCGCTTGTCTCTTCGTTGAGAAACACCCCCCACGTAGTCAGTGCAGTATAGTCTGCACGGTTGTGGGTTTCTGCTGCCGCGTCCAGCGACATGATGATGTACTCACAGGGAGGCGGGTTGTCCTGCTCCCAGATGTTCCACCACTCACGCTTAATAATCGACGCCTCTTCAGCGGTCGGCTGTTGCTGGTACTGCGCATTCCACTGGAAGGCTGGCATAGACGCTTTGGTACGCAGTAACGCGTCCAAATCGAAGAACTCAGGCCACAGTGGTTTCTCTACGTACTGATTCGTTTTCTTGTTCTTGACCTCTAGGATCGCGGGGAACTCCACCACCTCGTACTGGTCAGCACGGGCGTTCTTAGACATATCGTTCGTCACACGCCCCGTCAGATCGTCCATGTGCCAACGCGTCTGAATGATCGCTACCCGTCCCCCGGGCATAAGTCGAGTTCTTGCGCCGAAGGTGAACCATTCGTAGGCTTTCTCGAACACTTCAAAGTTTCCGTTAATAACGTCTTGCTCAGAGTGAGGATCGTCAACAAGAAGTAAATCAGCGCCACGACCAGCCAAGGCCGAGCCAATACCGCACGCATAGTATTCACCTCCAACGTTGGTGTTCCATCTACCTGCTGATTTGCTATCCTGTGCCAGTGAAGTGGTAGGAAATACCGAACGGTACGCGTCGGTGGCAATTAGGTTACGTACTTTACGACCAAAATCGACAGCAAGGTCAGTGGTGTGAGACACCATCATGACTTTCTTTGTAGGGTTCCGCCCCAGAAACCACGCCGGGAACATAATAGATACGAGTTGTGATTTTCCGTGGCGGGGCGGAATATTGACGCAGATACGGTCCTTCTTACCCTCTGCGATGTCCATTAACATGTCAGCAAGCATACGATGATGCTTACCCACGATGTAATCTGGCTGCATCCGCTTACAAAATTCAATTAAATCGTCGTAAGCGGCTTGATTTTCTTTGCGGGCCGTAAGTTCTCCCGCCATTTTGTCAATTTCAGCGATTTCATCTGGCGAAAACGCGTCTAAATTGTCCAGAAGTTTCTGGATGTCGGCCTCAG